GTTGTTGGTTCTAGGAACTGAAGCGGAGATGCGACCAGAAGGTGGGGATACCTGTCTGGGTGCTTGCTCTCTCTTGTTAAAGATGCCCAAAAGGGACTCCTGTCAATCAGTTATCTAGTCGCATAGAAATTAATCCTGCGACTGCGGATAATGCAAAAATCGAAGCAACGACCACAGTTGCTATAGGAACTATTGTATAGCAAATCGCAACTGCTGATGCTGTCCAAACCGACGTACACCAAATACAAGTGAAGAAATATCCAAACGTCGTTGAAGGTGGAAAACGTTTCCAAACTAAATTACGTAACCACTCAAAGATGTTGTCGATAACGAGTAGACGTGAGAGTCTGTACGTCGCTAACGCAAGAATGATGAAATGGAATGGGGAAATATCAAATAGTGCTTGCACGTTATCCTTTGGTAGACATTAGAGTTTTGAACGGATTCCAAGAACGTAGACGTGAAGAACACCCACATCCGTTATCTTTATAGAAAACTAGCATCTTTCCTTGGACAGTAACTACCTTGGTTAGAAACTCTGGCTTAGTTCCATTATATAACTCCGCTATTTTTTCTTGGAAAATTATTTGGGCACCTTCAGGAGCGTCCATTGCGATAACCAGAACGTCGTCGACAACCAAAACACGGCAAACTTCGAGATAAGTTGCACCTTCATGTGGTGGACGTGACTTGAGGTCTTCAATACTGTCGACAAAACCTGCTGGAGCAGCAACAACGTTGCAAGGAAAGAGGTCTAATGTTATTTGCACGTTATTTTCCTAATCTTCGAGCCATCGCACGGAACGTTACTCCCGACGCTCTTGCTAATTCGGCAATGGAGACGCCTTCTAAGTGTAAATTTGTTGCTAGTTCGGTTAATTCGGTGTTTGCAGAGCCTTGGAGCGAAGATAAGCCCATTCCAGAGCGATAATTACGTGCTAGGGGGGCTAGATAGCGTAGACGTTGGGTATTTTCATCGGAAATGCCGGGAGATAGAGGCTTTTTACGTTGATAGCCACGTTTTGGAGTGAAATTAGGTGGAAAAGGGAGTTTTTGGTCTGTTTTGTTGGCTAAGTCACCCATTTTTACCCAATACTGGACTGTGGAACGCCCAACGGGAGTAGAAAATGCGTTTCCGATGGCCTGAAGTGTCCATCCAGCCTCGAAAAGTTGCCTTGCTCGACAGTAGAGAGCCTTTTTTGCCTTCCCAAACGAACGTAGGAGGTCTATCTCGCTTTGGGGGAGGTCTTCTTCTCTTGCATAACGTCGACGGTCTTCCATAAAGTACACTTTAGCACCAATGTCCGAAGGTTATATCCATAGGGGCGTCTGGAGTCTTCTGTACTGACGACTAAGAATGATACATTAACGATATTTGCCTTTGGCCTATGAGTTGGAAGTCGTAGTATTTGACTGCTTTTCAAATCGTTTCCTGATTTTCATCTGACTTGCCCTGCTACCAATCGTTTGGATGCGAATGATTATTGTTTGGATACGAATGACTATTGTTTGCTACCTAACGACTATCGTTTGGATACGAACGAATTACATCTGTCATACCAGACTATCCAATCCACACAGCCACGCAGTCAAAGTAAAAGAGCAAGCACACATACATTTATTTTTATTTCTATTTTTATGTCTAGGAACTATTGCTAATCACAGAGGCACACACTAAGTAATAAAAATCGTTTGTTTCCGAACGAACTTACTTGACATAAAAAATGTTTTGAACATTAGAGATACACATAGACATAACACACATACACATAACACACATACACACAAAGACAAGTGGACTCACACATCTGAAGCAGAGCAGAGCAACATAACTATTACATAGCAAGTCAATACAAATAACCATCTCTCATCTACTCATCTAAGTTTGTATAATGTCAGACATCATAAGTTGAGTGGAAGCGTTAGCATTCGATAAGTTATTACATAACGGACCACACTAATAAATACTTATGCCCCCTTCACTAATGTCGATGCTAAGCGTTAGTGATTGTCAGACATTGCTTAGCCCAGTGAGTAATAACATCCACGAAATTTGCTAAGTGTCGGTGGTCCGTAGACTTGACATTACCCGTAAACATTGATAGTATAGTAATGTAATACATACATAACAGACAGAGAGACTACCGAATGAACGAACCAGATTACAGAGAGTCAGTATCTAATACCCCATTCGCAGGGGACAAAATAAACTTACCCCTATGGTCAGAGATTCTTCCTAACCTATGGCAAGGTGGAACTTCAGACAATGACAGAGTTGGAGACCGTTCACATCAGTTCGACTTACCAGCGATTACCGTTAGAGACTTCGATAGTGTCTACACCTTCTATGCCTTCGCTAATCCAGTTGATTGGCAAGTCAAAGAGTATCGGTATGGCTATTACGATTCACCAGACACAGACTTCCCAGTTGAAGAGTTTAGAAGAATAGTTGAGATGGCTCACTCTGATTGGAAGAGAGGCGAGAAGATTCTCATTCGTTGTCAAGCAGGACTAAACAGGTCAGGTATCATTACTGCCCTAGTGTTGATTAGAGATGGCTATTCAGCAAGAGAGGCAATCGACCTAATGCGAGAGACCAGACACGATTATGTTTTATTCAACAAAGCATTTGAAGATTGGTTAGTCAATCAACCAGTTGAGTTTTGGAGAGACTAACGAATACGAAACAGGCTACTCTTTGAGTCAGGCAACTTCCTCGACCCCATCGACTTAGCAGTAATTTTTCCTCCAGTAAATCCAGCAGGTGGCTTGATTAGTAGAGCAGTAAGAGCGTGAACTAGAGCATCAACTCGGTCAGGCGACTTACCTTCACCCGGAACCCACGAGACCATTTGAGATTCTAAATCGGCAAGATAACCAATGTGATGGACTCGACCTTGCTCATAAGCCAAAGTAATTGGCTCGGCTCTTAGAGCCTTTCCGTATTTGCTATGAACCTCTAGCACCTTGATACTAGGGTCAATGGTGTTGATAGCATTACGAACCATCGCTCCACCTTGGTTTACTTCAGCAACAACAGGACAACCCCACTTGCGAGCCATCGCAACTACTCGATTAGCCCAGACATCAGGTGAACCTAACACGCTAGCATCTTCAAGCACCCAAGCATTACGCTTATACAAATCACGCTCACCACTTGAAGAGACAACAACAATCCCACATTCATCTCTAGGGTTTTCGGCTACCGAAGGGTCTACCCCAATGATACGAAGAGGTGTGTTCATCGGGAACGCTGATTGTCTATGTTGCTCGATAAGTTCATCAACCCACAAAGCACCTTCAACCGAATCCAACATCTCACCGTAAAGTTCTTGTTGAGCAAGTCTAGTTCCAGCGTAAACTCCAGTAATCGCATCAAGATAAGCGTTAGATAAGTTTCCAGAGTTGTCCATCGTTGAACCACGACTAACCACAACACGACCAGTAGTCTTAGCCTCATCTAGCAACTTGTAAAGTAGTGGCACTCTCTTAGGTGTAGTAGTAATCATAATCTTAGGGTTAGCACCTAAACGAGTTCCAACTCTCAAGTTGTCGAACGCAGTCATACCCGCAGCATCGGGTGTCTGCCTCCAAGCAGCGACCTCATCACCCCAAGCGTGTGTGAATTGTGGACCACGCAAAGAGTCAGGCTCATCGGCTGTAAAGCAAGTAGCAGTATTACCATTTGGCCAGGTCAGTCTTCTCTTCGATGGCTCATACAATGGTCTCTCACTTGGAGGCGACACATTCATAATCCCAGATTCACCTTCGACAATAACATCTCGCACATCGGCTGCTGTTCTTGCTACGAGAGCGAAACGCCTCTGCCCAGTAGTTGTATGCTTAGCCTCTTCTCGAACCCACTCGGCTGCTGCCCTTGTCTTACCAGCACCACGCCCAGCGAGATACATCCAGATTGCCCAGTCTCCTTGAGGTGATTGCTGTTCAGGTCTACCCCAGACAGACCAATCCCACATAAGAGCATCAGCATCAAATCCAGATAGGATAATCGCCCTCTCGTCATCAGGCAAGAGAGCGATTTGTTCCATAATAGATTTAGCCATAAGGCTATTGTATCTACTTGATGGATACCCTATTCTTCTCGGAGATAGGTTTGTAGACCTTGCTCAATCCGTTCTCGCTTGTCTTGTATCCATAGCGAGCAAGACGGAAACGAATAGCAGAGTGAGATAACCCTAGCCTCTTACCTAAGCGATAGAGTGGCACTCCCTCAACAGCGTGAGCGTGATTTAGCAACCGAACATACTCTTCAGCCTCTGCTCTGAACCTAACAGCGTTAGAGCGAACCTGTTGAGCCAAGGGTTGTAGTTCAAGCAAGCGAGCCAGCGTTTCAGGTGAAGGCTCGACATACTCTTTCTTTACCTTCTCGGGATGTAGAGGTGGAGATGGAATTATGAACGAGTCATCCAGTTCAATCTCGGCTAGAGAGTCAGACTCTAAAACAATCTGTCTAACTCTTTCACGAGTCATTCCACAAGCCTCCGAGATGCTAGTTAGTGTCCAGCCAGCATTACGAAGATTCTTTATGTATTGGTTTCTTTCATCCACATCATTCAACACAAAAAATTTCTTTTTTACATCGGAAGGGAGGTGAATTAGTTTTTTTATCTGTGCCATTGTGTATTTCTCCTCTTAGACTTTTTGAGCCAGTAGAGCAAGCACAACAGCAGACAAACCCAGAGCAATAACCAGAGCGATTGCTTGAGGGTTAGATAGAGCCACTAATACAGCGACCCCAGATAGGGCTACCGATAAGACCGAAGACCATACGACATTACGCAGACTAATAATCCAACTAGGCATTACTTCCACACTCCTAGAGCCTTCATCATTTCATTAGGACTCACCTTCAGTGATTCGCACAAGATTGACATAGTTCCAGAAGGAATCTGTCTCTGTGTGTGGAAATAGCGACTTAGGCTCGACTTCTGTAATCCGTGAGCGTTAGCAAACTGATTTAGTGAAGGGTAGCCCATTTTTTGGTAGCGAGCAACAAACCAGTTCCAAGTCATTTCTGATTGCTGATTGTCTTTGTTATTCATTTGTATTTTCCTTGTCTTTATCGTTTTTGTTATTTGGTTTTACTACGCCCAGTAGTGGACCTAGTTTTTTGTCTTCGGGAAATGTGTCTCCCCAAACTTCATTTGAATCATCTAACTTACTGTCAATAAAAGACAGCACAAAGATAATCCCAACTATTGCTACAACTGCCATCAAACCTAAAAGAATAAACTCCATTAGTTCAACACTTCTTTCTTTACTATTCCGTTGTAAATGTCGGACACCACATTAGCCCAGATACGAGGAGTGTGTGTAGTTGCTTGATAACCACCAGCACCACCGATAAGCACTCGACCACCAGTGAACTTGTTAGCCAGTTCAGCAACTACCTTTGAGGCATAGTGATAACCATCATAGGTATACTTCAGACCCCAAGTCTCGCCTTCGTGTCCATCTGCTCCAGTTGCTAGCAGAATCACATCAGGCTTGTAGTCTTCCAACTTATCGGCAATGTCGTCAATCGCCCAAGCGAAGGCATCATCACCTTCTCCAGATTGAAGAGCGTAGTTGTAGAATTCCTTATCCTTATTTTGATAAAGATAGTTCTGCTCATCTTGCCCTCTAACCCAAGTGTCAGAATGTGTTGGATAAATTCCGTGTCCGTGAATCGAGAAGGTTGGAATACCAGAGTCTTCTAGAATGTTCTGAACACCATCTCCAGCGTTCACATCCCAGTCAATGTATACAGGTCTCAATCCAGCCTTCTGAAACTCCAAGGCAGCCCAAGCGTGGTCATTGAATACGCAGAATCCCTCCGACCATCCGTATTGAGCGTGATGCTTAGCACCTTGAGGGTTGAACCCTACAAGAATCTCTCCAGCAATCATCTTCTCTACTAGGCGAGCAGTTCCAGCGAACATCTGAAGAGCAACTTGCCCCATTTCAGGTTTGTCGCCAGTCCAGTCATAAGTTCTACCCAAGTCCAGCAC